TCTACCATTTGAGTCAGTATCTAAATCGAAGACACCTTCAGTAGTTGTGTTGATTGTACCTGTGTTTGCAGATGCACCTTTTTCAGCGTTGATGTAGATAGTTCTTACAACTTCTCTGTTGATTTCCGCAAGGATCTCAGCAGATAAAATGTTTGCAAGTTCTGTCTCAGCATCTAAACCGTGGATTGCTTTTAAGTCTTGAGCAAGTTCCATAGTGTATTCTGCTTTTAGAGCTCTTGATCTAGCAGTTACTGTAGATTTCTCAATTGAGAAAGCCATTTCAGCAAATGCGTTTGAACCAGCATCTCCTAAAGCCTCAGCAGTTGCAGTAGTCATACCTTCAAATTTGTTGTATGCTCCAACTGGAGAGTCGTTTAAGATTGATGGGTTAGAACCAGCTTGTGCAGCATCTGGAGTTTGACCCGCAGTTGAATCACCAGCAGCGTTTCTGCTTGAAAATTCAGTATCTGCTTCGTCAAACATAGCTTCTGCGCCAGTTTGTGAAGTGTATCTGCTTCTCATTGCGAAGATAAGTCCAGTTGGACCAGTCATTGGTTGTACACCAGCGATATCGTAAGCGATAAGATTAGGCATTGCTCTTCTTACTAGTGAGATCAAAATTGGATCCCAGTTAGCAATTGAAGAACCTGTTGCGTTAGCAGGAGCCGCTTCGTTTAAGAAAGCAGCGTCTTCTTTTTGTGCTCTTTCTTGGTTTTCCAAGATAGTAGCTGTAACGGCACGTCTGTAAGAATCCGTGATTTTTGGTAAATCAGAATGCTCTAGGACTGGCTGCCATTTTTTTTCGTAAGTTTCAGATAAGTACATTATACTTTTCTCCCTCTATATTTACTTGACAATTTTAATGTCTTTTGTTTTACTTATAGCGGCGGTATAAGCAGCCATACTATTCGATAAATCTGCCGGATCAACTTGTTCGTCAGACCCACCTGCTACCGCTACATCATCTATATCAGTTGAAGATTCTTTCTTCGCACCAAAGTAACTCTCTTTAATAGTTGCTACTTTAGTAGTAAAATCTTCCTCGTTTGAAAACTCAACTTCTTCAGCAAGTTTGTTAAACTTCTCTTTAGCAGTGTCAGCTAAATCTTTAGACGCTTCATCAATGATGTCTTGTCTTTTTAGACTGCCAATTGCTTTGTTCTGTTCAACATTCTTTTCGATTTGTTCGTTAAGTTTTTTCTCAAGGTCTTCGATTTTAGAAGCTTGATCTTCGAGCACATCATATTTTTCATCTGGAACATCAATGTAATGGTCTTCAAATAACTTTTTAAGACCACTGATGAAGTCCTCAGCGATTTCACCTTTGATACCACGTTCAATCGCTAGTTTGTTTTCTTGCATCCATTCTTCTACAACGTAGTTTAGATACGAGTCAACTTTTTCTACTAACTCTGATTTCGTAGTTTCAACTTCTTCTTTTAATTTCTCCTCATAAGAAGCGTGCATTTTCTTTTTAGCATCTGTTAATTTTGATTTAACTGCTGCTTCAAAGATAGTTGCTGCTTTTGATTTGAAATCTTCAGATAAGTCTTCATCTTTAGTTAAAGCTTCAACGTCTGCAGATACGTCAATTAAATCTTCTTCAGATTCTTCTTTCATATCTTTTTTCTTTTCGTCTTCGTGTGACATCTCTTTTTTATCTTGCGATTTTTTAAGAGCGTCTAGCGCTGCTTTTGGCATTTCGCCTTCTTTAACTTCCGATTTCTTCTCATCTGCCTCAGTTTCGTCTTCCTCTTTAAGTTTTGGCATTGCGTCAGCAGTACCTTGACTTGATTGTTGAGGATCTCCAGAAACTTGATTTACTTTTTTTGTGGCGTCAGGATTGCTATCCGTAGGTTTAACTACAGCTGCGCCTAAATCTTCTGCATCATTTTTCAGATGAGTAGGTTCAGCCGCGACAGCATTCTTTTTTGGAGCATCAGCTTGAGGATTAACTGCTTCGTTAACTTCCTTTTCTGCTTGTGCTTCTACCGCCTCAATTATTTTATCTGTTTCGGCCATTAGAAATCTCCTTTTGATTTTATAAACGTTTATAAATTTCCTTTGTATGGATATTTATAAGATTACAGTTTTGTAAGAAACGATTTAAACACTTCTAGTTTTTTTTCTTCTAAAACTGTTCTTTTCGCCTCTTGGATTTGTTGTTTCCAAGATTCAATATCAACTTGTTTAAGAACACCATTGTCCCAAACCCACTCTCTACTCTCCATAATACCTTCAACAAAGGCGTCAGGAGCAGATGGATCTGCGACTATATCCGCTGCTGTAGCAAGATAAAAGTCATCTTTTACAAAGTTAATTCCGTTTCTATTCATAATTGAACCCATACCACGACTTGAAACACCCAATTGAGCGCCCTCATCTATAAGACCTTTTACGATCTTACCATATGGAGTATCCATTATTTTCGCTTCACCAATAAAATTATCGCCTTCAGGTGTCAATTTTTTTACCATATGACATACTCTCTCAAGGTTAACAGTTGGTCCGTCAGGATGCCCTAACTCACCAAAAGCTCTATTTTTATTGATAAATTCTTTTGTATATCTGTTCACTTCTCTAACTAGGATTTCTCTAGGATAGACTCTTCCATTTCTATTTTTGATATTTGATTGTAAGAATACACCTTTGATTTTGTATTCTTTTTTGCCGTTCTTTTCTTCTACAAGATATTCGGCTGATGCGACTTCTTCTGATATTAGTTTCATATTGCTCTCTCTTTGTCTAATATTTATAAACTTTTTTACCTAAACTCTATAATAAGCGTATAATTATCGCCAGTTACAAAATTTTTAGTAGATAGTAAAACATCGCCTGTTGGCGTTGTAGCGTTGTTAGTTATTTCGTTTCCAGCAGTTCTCAAATCAAAATAACCATTACCAGATAAGAACATAGCCGTAGCATTTGTAGCGCCATCCCATATGATTTCTACACCCGCTTTGTTATTATTAGTATTCACAGAATACCAAATCTTACTAATCTTTCTATTACCGTCTTCAGTCATAAAAGTTAATTCAGAAGCGTCAACTTTTTTTACTAAAGTTTCGCCTGTACCATCAGAAAAGTTTGTTAATTTAGTTACAAACTTTACACCTGAAGTGTCAGCAATTGTTTGTGATGTTACTGTATCAGCCATTAGTTATATCCCGTTTCTTTATGTGCCTCTATAACAACATTATACTTTGTTACATTAGAGTCACTTGATAGTATTATATCTCCTATCGTGTCTTTTATCTTTTCTTCAGTAGGTTTCAAACCGTAATTACCACGACCTGATAACACTACTTTTTTTTCTGTGTCATTCTTAAAAAACACAGTTACGTTTCCAGTTCCTCGTATCTCATAAACGATATTCGCTATAGATACTTTTGGTTCACTAGAAGCGTTGTTTGAATTTACAACATCAACTAAAGTTTGTTCTTCTTCATTTCCGATACCATTTGAATTAACAATGATATGAAAATTATTGTCCACCAACTTTGTAGTTGATATTGTCATAATTAACTTCTCGGTGATCCAACTGCACTAGCTTTTGAAGTTGGACAAGTAATTTTTTCAGCAGGGTGTTTTTCAATGATAACTGTATCACCATCTTCTAAATACACTTGACCAATTACTGTACTACCATTTGATTCTTCAAGTACAGCAGTTGTGTCACCAGTTGCAGTAATTCTAACATACTGTGCTCTACTGAAATCATTATCAGATGCATTTGTGACAACACTACCCTTAACTATGAATGTTTGTGCCATTTTATTTTTCTCCTAATTGTTCTAAAACTTCTTTGTCAATATATTCATAAAATTTTTCTATATTGATACCGTGAAACTCAGATACTTTTGCTACGGCACCATCAAACTTTTCTATAATATTACCAGTTTCTTTTTCAATGAGTTTAAATACATCTACCATTGCCTCTTTCATAAGAGGTGGTAACTCATTAAAACTTTTTGAGTCAATCAAACGATTTTCTTTTATGACTCTACTAACCAGCATTATCTACATCTATCCCAACAGGTGATGGTTGAGATAAATCTAAATCTGCTTGTCCATCGCCGGCATTAGTTGTAGGTGATACAGAACCATCTTGGTTAAATGTTCCTGGATCAGCGATCACTGGTTTAGGGTCACTATGTGGTTGTTCCACGCTTCCATTAAACATATTACCAGCAACTTCTTGTCTGTGTGCGTCAAGTGAATTTCCTACTTTTACTCTTAACGCATCTTTAAATGCGTCACCAGCACTAGCGTTATCACCATCTGCGATTTTATCTATAAAATTTTTTACTTCTTCACTCATTTTTTACTCCTATACTATTGTGTCGTCACTATTGTTTGTAACTTGAGCCATTGGGTCCTGAATAATACCATCTTTAATTTCTTTCTTAATTTGTTTATCCATTTCCTCAATCTCTCTTGTGTTTTGTTTTAATACGTGTTTTCTAACGTAATCAACTGAAAAGAATTTACCAATGTATTCTCTCATTTCATTTGCCAATGCTATTCTTTCTCTTAACAATTCTGTTTGTTTAAGTTCAGCAAAGTGTCCATCTTGTAAGAAGTCATATTGTAAACTATCTCTTACATTAATCCAATCTGTTTCAGCAATAATACCTTTTAACACTAATTGTGTTCTCAAAATATCATTGAAAAGTTCAGTAAATTTCTTTCTTAATCTTTGAACAAATTTAGTAAACTTTAATTCATCTCTTGTTATTTCAGATGCTCTTCCTAAACTAAAACCTGAAGAAGCTTCTAATCTACTTGTTGGAACATTTAGAGAACGATATAGTTTTGCTCTAAAATATTCTATATCTGTAATCTCGCCAAGATTTTGTCCGCCAGGTAATGTAGAAATATCTGTACCTCTACCACCTTCTCTACTTGGTAACCAAAAGTCTTCTAACATTGACATATAGTTTCTATCATCTCTAACTTCACCTGTAGAAGCATCATAGACAAGTTTATTTCTATATCTTGCCATTACATCTCTTAAATATTGTTCTGCTTTTACTTTTGGTAAGTTACCAACATCAATCTTAAATATTCTTCTTTCTGGCGCTCTAGCAATTCTATAAATGACTGCTGCGTCTTCAATCATTCTTAATTGATTAACAGGTTTGATCGCCTTATGTAAATAAGACAATACCATATTTTTATTCTGATCAATTAATCCAGATGGACAGAACGCAATTGTATCTGGTGCTATTTTAATACCAGATTGTCCAGTTGTACCTGATAGTCCTCTTTCATTATATAAAAAGTATTCAATATATTCATCAACTACAGCCAAACTGTTTAGTGATGATGGCATTGGAGTGTCAGGTCTTTTCTTTCTAACTTCTCTAATCTTTTTGATCTTTCTTGGATCAATATATTTTAATTCTGTGATACCTTTTTTAGGACTTTCTCTATCAATAATCTTTTGAAAAAAGATTCTTCCATCTACATACCATCTTCTAAAAAGGTCGTGTCCTTTTGTATTGAAGTTCATTAATTTTAAAACTTCAATAAATTCATCTTCTATTTTTCTTCTTACTTCTTTGCCGTAAGGTAAATCTGTTAAATTAATTCTTACTGCGTCTTTTAGTTCATTTGCGACAATTGCTTCATTGACAATATCTTCGATTGCCATATCGCATTCAGGGTGTAAAGCTATTTCTCTATATCTACGAATTAGGTCTTGCTCTGTTTTAGCATTACCTTCCATATCCAAGTATGAACCAAAGTGACCTCCAGCATTGACCGTTTGTGTACCGTCTTCTGCTTGTGCTGTTGTGAAAGCCTGTTTTGGATCAGCTTGTTTTTTTAATCGTGTTACTGAAAAGCCGAATAATTCTGCCATAATATCTCCTTGTACTATTACTTATAAGGGATTAAAAAGAGGGGCTCGAAAGCCCCTCTGTATTAATATTAAGTTGTAGTATTTGTATCAAAAAATTGGTAAGCAAACTCAACTGTAAAAGTTTCAACTTCAGTCTTTTCATCAAAGTCTAAAGCGATTTCACTAATACTAACTGGGTATGCACCTCTTAAAGTATAAGACTTAATCGTATTACCGTTTCTATCTAAATGATCTACAAACGCATCAACTTGATAGTCAACTGGATTTGTTAATCCTTCGTTGTCACTCATATTGTTGATACCATTCTGCCATCTTTCGAAAGCATTTCTCAATTTAAAGCTTGTGTCATTTAATACAGTGATAGTCCAGTTAGGGATTTCTCTATCTCCTGCGATCTTAACAGCTCTTCCTCTGAAGTTGACATTTATATTTGTCACCGTCATTGCGGGAATTGCTGCACCACGACATAAAAACGCTAAGTCTTCTATTTCGCCACCAACTTGTGCGTAACCAGGGAAAGGCATTGTTACCTTAAACTGATTGGCTCTAGCGCCACCGCCAGCAAGTTTAGCTTTGAAGTCCGATATGTTTGCCATTTTCTATTCTCCTCTACTATTATCCGCCAGCGACTTCTTCAAAAGCCACGCCAGTTCTGGTTGCAACAAACGATAGTGTGATAAAGTTGATACTTCTAGCAGGTTTCACAAAGATTTCTGCTACAAATTCATTTCTATCAATTACATCGCCTGTATTGTTAGTTTCATCACATACTACTAAAAAGTCTGTGATACCTCGTCTACCTTGTACTTCTCTTAGGAAAGGTTCTACAATGTTTCTAAAGTTAGCTCTTGTAAATTCATCATTGAACTCAAAAAGTTGAAATTTAGAAGCAGTTGAAATCGCCTTCTCTAAAGTGATAAACAATCTTCTTACGTTGATTCTATCAAAAGCACTTGGTGAAGACAATCCAGTTTTGTCACCAAAAAGAATTGTACCTTGACCTGGGAAAGTTGCCACAGGATTAACTCTTGCAGGGTATAATTGATCTCTTTGTGCCTTAGTTGGATTGTACGCTAATTTAACTGCGCCTCTAACGATACCTCTGTTAAAGCCTGCTGGTGAAAACCAACTATCTGCAATTAAATCAGTTCTTGCTGCTAGACCCGCAGTGTCACCATTTAATGGAACAAATCTGTATACGTCAGAATATCTATCGTAACAATATTTGTAACCACTATCAAATACAACATAACTAGATGATCTAATGTTATCAAAGAAACCGATAACGTTAGTTGTTTGTGTATTTGAGTTAGTAACATTAACTACATCTGATCTTTGTGGTGAACAAAATACAACAGCGTCTTTTCTATTCTCTGCAATAGTGATTAGATTGTCAACGTGTGTTGTACTTCCACTTGGACCAGCGATGATTAATCCTACATCAACAGTTTCGGCATCTTGGAACTTCTCGTAAGCAGTTTTCAATTGTCCGTCTGTTACTGTAGTACCATCAGAACCACCAGATAATGATTCTAAAGTTGGTGTATTAACTGCTGTGAAAGTAGTTCCACTTGCAGCATTACCCCAATTAGAACCAGCAGTATTGTGGTCCATCCAGTAAATAAACTGTGACTTATTCTTAATCACAGTTGGATAGTAGTTAGTGTCTCCTTGTGGAGATTTTGCGTCACTCGCTTTTGATAAATTAGAAAATGATTCTATTACTTCGCCTGGAGTACCAGTGATACCACCATCTTCGTCAACTACGACTACGTGGATTTCATCGCCTGAACCTGATCTTGCAGATGCATATGCTGATGTTCCTGGAGCGCCGTCAACTGAATCGTAATATCTCCATCTTCTTTTTATTTTTGCATTATCGGCAACAACTCTTTTTAATCCGCCAGCACCTCTAGGGTGTTGAACAAAATTAATTACTTCACGAGCTCCTAATGATGTAACTCTGTAAAAGTCACCATCATCAAAGTCGTCAGTTGATGCAGTTGATGAAAACTGAATAATATCGCCTACATTAAATACTGCATTGTTATCAACAGCAACAGAAGTATCTCCTACTACGTTTGTTGTTGAAGTTGATGCAACTAATGACGCTGATATTTCTTCGTAAGCTGTAGCCGTTGGGCAAGTAGCAACTAATAAGTTGTTACCGTGTACTCCTGCTGTTCTTGCAGCAAAAGTTCCTACTACACCTTGTCCGCTTTCATAGTTATTTTCGTAATCATCTATGTTTTTTACTAACACGCTTGATCCTGCGCTGTTAGCATTTGTCAAAGATGCTTGGGTAGCTCGTACTACTCTTAATGCATTAGAGTATGCTAAGAAGTTAGCAGCGCTGAAAAAATGCTCAAAGTTATTTGAGTCAGGTTTTCCAAACGTATCTACTAATTCTTGTTCACTAGAAATTGCTACGATTTCGTCAACTGGTCCCTTTGCGAATTGTCCCGCAAAAGCTCCGATTGATGTTGATACCGCAGGAATAATTCTACTTAAATCTTTTTCCTGTACGAGAACACCTGGTGATACTTGAAATGCCATAGGTTTATTCTCCTCTATAATTAGCTAATTAACATTTTAATTTTTCAAAATCCATAAGTTTTCTTATGACCATAGTCAAACTTTTCAGTTATTGATATTTATAATAACCTAAAATTGTAGTTTATTGACCTTTTCTAACCGCAGGAAACCAACGAGTGCCATACTCATCTACAGTTTCTTCATTCATAGGGTCACTATTGATACCATCATCTACAAACCCAAACGGTGCCATATCCTGTTCTATTAGATTTTGTTGTTCCATATACATCTGATTTCTTATATTTGAGTCAGATAATTCTTTGAAGTAGGGTTGATTTGAGAGCCATCCAAATATGACTAAACACATAACCAAGTCATCATTTGTACCTTCTTCAGCCATCCAACTGTTCCCTCTACGTGAAAAAGTTGATATTTCTTCAATTATACTAAAGTCATTGACTTTTAGTTTATCACCCTCCATAAGCGTCTTAAAATTCGCACAACCCACCTTTTTTATTTGTTTTGTCATACGTACACCAAGTGATGTACCTCTACCAGAGAACATCGCTCCAAGTATTTGACCCGCTCGACCTCTTTGAGTTGTCATTAAGATATTTGGATATTCTAATTCAAAATGCATCGCTTCAGCGATTGATTGTCCTAAGTCATTTACTTCTGTTAAGATGTGCGCTTCATTGTAAGCCTTACAAGTTTGTGTAATGATGTTTGGAAAGACAAATGGTTTGACTTCATTGTTCTTATATGTACATACAACTTCATACGGAACTTTTCGACTTTCATCTTTTGTAACATCTATAATTGTAAATGCTGAATAGTCTTTGTTTGTACCTCTTGCCACGTCAACACAACAAACATACATATTGCCTTTTATAGGTTTCGTAAACATCTTTAATCCGTTTTTAGATTGTAATGGATCAGCATATGGTGTGTTTTTAATTTTTGCTGGTGAGATAAGAGTATCTACTGAACCTAAAAACTCACACTCAAACTCTTGTTGGAATTGTTCTTCACTTGTATTACGAATAGTCATCTCTTTCCATTTTTCATCTCTACCTGGAACTTCTGACCAATGAACTTCTATAGGTACATAATCATTTCTTTTATTGATCGCATCAATCCATAATTTGTAATATTGATTCATACCGTGTGGTGTTGATACTATAATCATCTTTGTTCTTTTACCAGATGAGATCGTAGGATAAACTGAACTAAAAAACATCTCTGCGATATTCGCTGGTACGAAAGCAAACTCATCTAGGAAAATTATATTAAATGAACCACCTCGAATAGCAGAACTTGAAGTTGCAGCTGCTACAATCGTTGATTTGTTTTCTAACTCAATGTTACCTTTGTTCCAATTAATGATACCTTGTTGCATCCACTTTGGTAAATTTTCATATGCAAGTTGAAGTCTTCCTAATATATCTCTCGCAGTAGAACTTTTGTTCGCCAGTATAGCGATGTTTGAATTTGGATTGAATAAAGCGTAATGTAAAAGATAAGAAATTGTTGTTGTTGATTTACCTGATTGTCTAGGTAGTTTACAAATGGTAAATCTATTATCGTGTATTGTTTGTACGATATTTTTTTGAAAGTCATACATATTAAAAGGAACCAAACCTTCATCAAGCGATACAATTCGTACATAGTTTGTCATAAAGTAAATTGGATCATTCGCACACTTTTGATATTCTTTTATTTGTTCTTCAGTAAACTCAACAGGTGTGTTTACTTTTTTTAGGTTAGGATTTCCTAAGTATGCTTCATTACTCATTTACAATTGCCTCTATATGTGTATACCCAAGTCTTTTTGCTTGTGTAACTCTTTGATTACCTTTCTCTACACTATATAGTTTTTCTTTATAGTGTTTACCGCCGGCACCATATCGTTGTGTAGGATTAATCTTATGTTTAAATACTTCAATTGGGTTATTCATCATATCTTTTATATCTTCTACACCATCAGTTAATTTAGGATTATAATTTTCGTAATAAAGATTATAAGTTAAATCACTTATCTTTAGTGTCGTCTTTTTTGGGTGTGATGTCTTTGACTTTAGTATCTTCATCTTTCTTCAACATCTTTTGTAACTCTGCTGTAGAGCCAACAAAAAGAGCATTCTTTATATTTTGATTTGCTGTTTTAGGAACTTCTTTTAAGTCTTTAAGTTTTTTTTGTAAGTCTTGTAACTTGTCAACAGTTTGTCCAACTTGTCCTATCAATTGACCAGCAACTTCGTAAGCTCTAGGGTGTTGTCCTTCTCTCGCAATATCCAGTATACCTTCAATCGCTTCTTGGCCTCGTTCAATTAGATTGTAGTAATTTTCTCTGCTGTATTTGTAGTCGTTATCTACATCAGCCTTCTCGTTATCTTCTCTACGTGGAACTGCTGGTTTAAAGTCTTGTTTAACTAATTCTTTTTTAGGTTCAGGTTCATTAATACCTAATATTTCATTTACCTTATCTTCTAATTTTGACATAATATAATACTATTTATTCGTCACTATCAGTTGTTGTGACGTACTTCTTTCCATCTGTATGTGATGTAATTGTTGTAGTAAAACCAAAATCATCATCAGCGTCTGCGCTTGTTGGATTAGGAACTACTATAATTCTTTCTTCTCTCGCTTTGTTTGTTGTATCTGTGTCTGAATATAAATCAGTTTGTACTTCTTTAATAACCTTAGAAGTATTTGCTGGACCAAATAGATAAGTCTTCGCAGTAAAACCTAAAGTATAAACTACGGCTCTTCTTTGTGAAAAATCACCACTATAACTATCTTCATATTGAACACTATTTAAAACTATTGGTACATCTCTTTTTATATTTAATTCAGGTATGGCATTTACAGTCACTGTATAATCAGGTTGAAAGAACGGTAATATTTGTTCTATAATTTGTAGTCCACCCTCTGCTGTTGCTGTAAACGAATATAGATTGTAAGATATATTATAAGGGACTGGTGTGTAATTATAATTTAATACTTTTCCGTCTGCACCTGTTTTAACAGTTTTGTATTTTTGTATTCTTGTTAACTTACGAGTACCATCATATGTAATACCTGTAATCTCAAAACCCATACGAGGTAAAGTAATAGAAAATTCTCTTTCATCTAAAGAGGGTTGTTGATCTAATCTAGTTAAAAATTTTTCTTTTGGAGCATATGCTAATGGAACTCTAATTGTTTGTACAACATTATCACTATAGTCTTTTCTTTTAATTTGTATGTTGTTAAAGATTTGACCAAATGCGATGGTCATTCTTCTCATACTTTCGTTATAAAAATATCTTCCAAACATCTAAAAATCTATATCTCCAAATGGGTTACGTTCTGTGAAATCTATTATATCGTCTGCAGTTGACGCTGTATCAAAACCTGCTTCTGTATCTAAATCTAAATTATCAGCATATAATGATTGTGTTTGAATATTATAAGTTTCTAATAACATATAATTACTTTCACCATCTGCTGCATCGTTCTCTAATAATAAAGCGCCGTCTTCGTTTTCTAAACTAACTTGATGTGCTAATTGGTCTAATGTATATGTATCTTCTGCCGCATCAATATCAGTAACACCTGTATCTAATCTTTCTGATGAGTATTCCCAACGAGTACAAACTAATTTGTAAACTGGTAAATTACTTAATTGAAAAAATGGCTCTTGATCTTGTACAAATTTAATCTCAAAAAAACTATTCATTAAAGGCATATAAAGTATATCGCCTTCATTAGGTCTTCCTTCTTTTATTAAAGTAGTATTACTATCTACAACTTCATCAAATCTTCTTTTAGCAACCATAAAGGTTGTATCTTCTCTAATTTCTAAACCAAATTTGTTTATAATTTCTTGTTCACTAGCAAAACCTTCTGTGGTTTCCATATACATTTCAACCATATGTGCTGTACTAAATTTAGATAAAGAATCTTCACCTAATATAATATCTCTATTGATTAATGTTCTTGGAAGATAGTAAATATCTTGTCCGTAGATTTTCAAACCCTCTATGATTATATCTTCATAAAGTCTTTGTTCTTCGGAACTTCCTATGCCTTTACCTTGTTGAAAATAGTGGTTGACGGCCATAGCATTATCCTATCATCATTGCTGGATTTAATTCGTAACTTGATCTAATTTCTTGTTCTAGTTTTTCTATATCAGATAAAGCTTCTGAATATATTTGTTGACCATTTAATGATACGCCACCAATCATAGCGACCCCATTGAATTTAGATAAATTTGCGCCCCATTGTTTTTTAAATAATGAAGTCACATATCTTTTTAAGTATATGTCGTTATATACGTCTGTGTAAGTATCAGGATCTAATTTTCTATAACACTCTATAACAAGATACTCACCAACAGCTAAATCATTTTTCCAATCTTGGTCTATGTAAAGTCTATTATCGTGTTGATTAAATCTTAATGGTTTTTCACCAACTAGAACGTGGTCTAAAAAATCTAAATGTCTTAATACAACATCATAGTTAATAATTGATGTTGAAGAAAAATCATATAGGTCATTTAATCTTAATTGGTATCTTACATCAAATAAGTTTAGATTACCTTTATGAGAGAATGGGAATAAGTTAATTACAGATACAACACTTTCTGGTACAACGATAAAACCATTACCTTCTTTCCAAGAAGTAGTTACAGAATTTTTAGTAACTGATTCTGATGAATCAGCATTTATTCTATCGTAATCAGCCTGTGTGTATTGATACTTTAAGTATGTTCTTCTTATACCATCATAGTGATATTGTGCGAAATACTGTAACGCCTCATCAATTCTATCTTCTAATTGGTCGTCATCAGCGTTAATTTCTATGACTGGTTTTCCGAGTGCTCTTAAAGCGTATTGTTTTAACTGTTCTCTAGTTGAAGGTGTTGCCATATAAAGGTCCTTTTAGACTATTTATACCAACAAATATATCAGAAATTAAAGTATTACTTTTTTAATTCTTCTATTTCTAATTTAAGTGCTTTAACTGCTTCAATCAATAAACAAGTTAATCTATCGTATTTAACTGCTTTTACACCATCTGGTCTTGTTGCAACGGCTTCTGGTAGAACTTGCTCAACGTCTTGGGCAATAACCCCAACGTCTTTTCTTCTAACAAAGTAACCATCTTCACCACCTCTTTGGTCAATGTAAGATTGTTTCCAATTGAACAAAACTCCGTTTAATTTTTCAACGGCTTCTAGTGGGTTAGATATATTAGTTATATCTTCCTTAAGAGCAACGTCAGAAGAATAGAAAGCTGTTACATCATTTGTAGCTCTTATTTCTCCAGTTGTTCCTGAGGCTGCTGTACCTACACCAAAAGAGTCAAATTGTACATCATCATCTGTATCTAAATTTAAACTCGCTAATGTTGGTGTTGAAATTGTAGCAAAACTGAAACCCGCACTACCATCTGTTTTTAAGAATTGTCCTGCAGATCCATCAGATATACCTAAGTTTGTCAATGCAAGAGAGATGTTAGCTGAACCATCAAATGATACACCTGCGATATTTCTAGCAGTTTCTAGTGCTGTGGCAGTTGCCGCATTACCAGTACAAGAACCTGAACTTCCAGATGTGTTACCTGTTACGTTACCTGTAAACCCTCCCGCTGTAAGCATACCTGAGCTACTGTTGAAAGTTAAGTTAGTACCTGTTTTAGGACCTAAGTCACCAGTCGCCGCTGTAACAAAAAGTACGTTACAACTAGTGTCTGAACTTTCATCTGCGGCTGTGACCGCTGTTGCTACTGCCGCCGTTCCTGTACACGATCCTGAACTTCCTGATGTGTTACCAGTCACGTTACCTGTTAAGTTACCTTCAACGTTAGCAAGTAATGTACCAGTTGTGATAGTTAAGTTACCTGTTGATGTGTTTGTAGCAGTTGTAGTACCAACTACGAACTTATCAGCACTTTCGTCCCATGCTATGATTGCGTTATCACCTGTAGATCCTCTTTCAATTAAGATACCTGAGTCATTTGCGTTTGAACTTGCGCCATTATTTAATTCTATTAAGTTATCTGTAATTGTTGTGTTTGTAGATGCTACTGTTGATGTAGTACCATTTACAGTTAGATTACCAGCAAGTGTTAAATCATTTGCTGCTATATCTCCACTACCTGTGATTGTTGGACTTGTTAAAGTTTTATTTGTTAATGTTTGTGTTGCTGTTAGACCTACTAATTCTTGAGCACCACCGGCTGTTGAACCGTCGTGTACTCTTAAAACGTCTTTTTGCGTATCCAAAGAAAGTTCACCAACAGCGCCAGTGAATGCATCATTTTGCGCAGTTGTGCCTCTTCTTAATTGTAATACTGTTGGCATTTTTCTTTTCTCCTAGTTTTCTTTTTATTTATAATTTATATATAGGTGATTAACTAAAAGCACCTAAATCTAAAGTTTCTGTTGCACCAGCGGGATCCATTAAACTGTATACCGTTGATATTGTTTTTACACCGAAAGCGTCTGATACAGCTGCGAAAGGTGTTTCACCTCCTGCTAAATCTGTATTAGTTGCTCCTGGTATTGTTGTTTGTAAAGATTCATCATAATTAGATAACGAATCACCGAATGAAAAATTACCAGATCCATCCGTTTTTAAAAATTGACCTGCATCACCATCGCTAAAATTAAATTTGGCAGTAATAGTTTTACCACTAACTGTTGTATCTATACCTAAACCACCAGCAACATTTAATACTTCACTAGCACCTAAACTTATTGATGCTTGAGTTGAACTTTCGTCAGAAACTAATAATGTAGTTGATATTGCTGCGTTTGAAGCATTTGTCAAACGACCTTGTGCGTCAACTGTAATAACTGGTATCGCTGTTGTTGAACCATAAGTTGCTGCCGTAACAGCAGTATTTGACAATTCACTTGGTCCTATATTTGTAACAGTGTTATTATCAGCGTTAATAGTTTTATTTGTTAAAGTCTGTGATGTACTTTTAAATAATGTATCTATTTGTGATAATGTTGCTCTACCCTCAGAACCACCATCTGATACTAAAAATTTGTCACCAACTGCTAATGTAGCACTTTCTAAATTAGTTGCACCATCAATATTAATAACTGCCTCTACTCCACCAAATTCTAACGCATTAGCACTGCTATTTACTTTTAAAACTTGTCCCGCAGAACCAATTGATAATGAAGCCCCTAAACCACCGTGAGTAAGACCTATAAATTCACCCGATTGATATTCGGCTAATCCAGTGGCGTTTCCACTTCCGTCAAAGACTGTTCGTATTGGTGTTTTTACTGACATAATTTTTTTCTCCTTAGTATATTTATAATCTTTTTTCCCTAAAACTCAAACATTTCTCTAAAACTCAAACAATTGAAAATTAGCTTGATTACTACCGTTTGCCCGAGTAAATGTTTGATTTTTTGTAAATACAGTTGCTGTTGAACCACCTGAAAAAACGAAAGATGCCGCAGCACTCGCTAATCCACCCGAAGCTGTAAAAAATGATACCCTTCTAATAATCGCCCCACTATCATCAGTAACGGCAACTTTATCATTACCAACTTTTGAATTTGATGGTAAAGTAACTGCACTACCATCACTTTGAATAGTCGCACCTGCCAAGTCAATTGTATTACCTGACAAGTAAATATCTCTCCATCTTAAAGATGAAGTACCTAAATCATATGTAACGTTTGTATCAGGTACTAACGCCGTAGCAAATCTACCTGTTACTGTAATTGTATCACTTGTAGCGTTACCTAAAGTTATATTACCATTTAAAGCTGTTGTACCAGTAACTGCTAAATTTCCAGATGCTGTAACATTTGCTGCTCTAATATTAGAGTCTGTTATTGATAAATCTCCTGTACTAGCGCCTGTAAATGAACCTGACCCAAATACAACTTCATCAGCAGATTCATCATATCCTAAGAAAATGTTACTATCATTACCTCTCTCAATAACGATACCTGCATCGCCTGATGCTGAACCTGTACGTCCGTTTCCTAATTCAAATAATTGATCAGATACTACTGTGTTAGTTGATGAAACAGTTGTTGTTGTACCATTAACTGTTAAGTTACCTGTGATTGTTGCGTTACCACCAACTGCTATATTACTATTAAATGTTGCTGAACCAGCATCTGACATATCTAAAGTTAATGCTGTGATAGCAGAACCACCATCATCACCAACAAATTTAATGTCTTTATCCTGTGTAGCAACTTTAACTACAAGGTCTGTAGAGTCGTTTGTAAATCTACCAAATTCTGTTCCTGCGTCTTTTAATATAATGTCAGCGCCATCAGCGTCTAAACTAATATCACCCGCACTATCTAAAGTGATTGTAGAACCTGTAATTGTAGATATAACAGGACTTGTTAATGTCTTATTAGTTAATGTTTGTGAAGCATCATTTAATGTTATGTTAGATGTGTTTGATAAATCAGTTGACGCAATTGTTATCGCTGCTGAACCATCGAAATTTTGACCTGCGATTGCTCTCGCTGTTGCAAGTGTTGTCGCTGTATCAGCATTACCAGTTACAGCACCAGTTACATTACCAGTTACGTTACCTGTAACATCACCAGTTAAATCACCAGTAACATCACCTGTTACGTTACCTGTTAGGTTACCAGTTACATTACCAGTTACGTTACCTGTTAGGTTACCAGTTACATTACCAGTTACGTTACCTTCTAAATTTGCGACTAAAGTACCTGTAGTAATTGTTAAGTTACCAGTTGAAGCACCTGTGAATGAACCAGTACCAACTTTAAACTTATCAGCACTTTCATCATATCCTATAAATGCGTTATCAGAACTTCCTCTTTCAATAACTATACCAGCATCATTTGAAGGACTACCTGAAGTACCATTTCCTAATTCTAATAGTGTATCTGAAACAACTGTATTAGTTGTAGATACAGTAGTTGTTGTACCATTTACAGTTAAGTTTCCTGTAATTACAGCGTTTCTAGTTACTGATAAATCTCTGCCTATTGTTACATCATCTGGTAATGCTATTGTAACTTTATTATCTGTTACAGTTGCTGTGATTTCATTTGTAGTACCAGAAAATGTAAGTGTGTCTGATAATAATGAAACTGTATCAGTAGTAGATGTATCATCTCTAATAGTTAAATTTGTGGCAACACTTACTGTACTTGCTGCTGTTAAACGACCTTGTGCGTCAACTGAAAATGTTGGAATTGCTGTTGCTGAGCCATAACTACCAGCAGTTACTGCTGTATTTGCTAGAAACGAAGCTCCAATAGTATCACCTGATTGATATTCAGCAATACCTGTTGGTACTCCGCCTGTAAATACTAGTCTTATCGGTGTTTTATTTGCCATAATTTATTAAAATGTATATGCCGGATTATCGTCATCAAAATCTGTTGATTGTGCTGTAATCGCTGGCGTAACCAATCCTCCTGCATTAGTAAAAACTTGGTTAAAATATTTTATGTTAGTGTTAAATCTAAAAGCAAATCCAGCGGCCACACTACTTAATCCACCAGCATTTGTATATATGTTGACTTGTTTTTTAGGGGCGCCAGATAAAAATATGTCTTTAAAACTATTTGTGATTGCACCTATATCGTGTGTTGCAGTAGAGTCAGGTAATATATCACTACCAACACTCTCAAAGTTAGTAGTATTTGATATTTCGACTATATTACTACCATTACGTTGATATATCTTTTTATCAGTAATGTTTACAGCAACTTCACCATCAGATAAATTACTTGTAGTTGGTACTGCAGAAGCTGTTGTACTTCTTTTTAATTTAATAATAGTCGCCATTTAATTTCCTTTAAAAATTAAAATGTTCCGCCATCTAGTGAAGTAACTGTTACAGCACCTGAAGATACTGTAAAGTTATCTGAACTAAATGATGCTACACCTTTGTTTGATGTTGTCGCTAACTCAGCAGCAATAGTTATTGTACTACCTAAAGCACTTGTATCAATACCTTCTCCAGTTAAAAACTCTAATGTACCACCAAGTGATACAGAACCAGCAGTCGAACTTTCATCTGTAAATGAAATCGCACTATTCGCTAATTTAGTATTAGCGATACTACCTGATAAGTGAACGTTATCTACTGAACCATCTGTTAAATGTTCAGAGTCTACAGCGTCATCAGCAATTTTTGAACCATCAATTGCGTCAGCAGCAATTTTAGCGCCAGTTACATTTAAGTTTGTAATTTTTGCTGTTGTTACGGCAGTAGAAGCAAGTTGGTTTGTACCAATACCATCTGCTTTAACTCTTAATGCGTCACTTGATATTTCGATAGTTGTATCATCTACAGCAACGTTTAATGTGTTACCTGATTTAGTGATTGCGTCACCAGCAGATATTTGACCTGCACCAGAAAATTGTTCAACTGTAATATTAGTTGTTCCTAATGTTGGTGTTCCGTTATGTGTAAATACGTAACCATTATCAGCATTAGCAGTACCTTCTTCAACGAATACAAAAGCACCACCTGTAATTTCAATCGCCTCATCACCGTCTGGTGTTCTTGTTAAAACGTAAGCAGCAGAACCTGAACCAACTGTAGTTACTCTATATAAACCATTTTGAGTAGCAGTTGTTTGGTTTTTTAATAATATTCTATCATTTGCTGATGGAGTTTGACCATCAATTGAAAAAGCACCGTTTGAACCAGCAGTAATTGTTCCAGCACTATTATCATATGTACCAGTAACGTTTGCTGTTGAAGCATATCTAACAGAAGCTTTTACATCTAAACCATTAGCAACACTATCTACATATGCTTTTGTAGCAGCATCTTGAGCACTTGATGGATCAGTTACGTTTGTAATTTTACTTGAGTTAACATCAACAACACCTGAACCTTTCGGTGATAATTTAAGATCAATGTTTGTATCACCACCTGAAGTAGCAATTTGAACACCATTACCTGTAGCAGCATTAGTAATTTCTAATTCGTTTACTGCACTTGTAGTTGTTTGTAATAGAATTAACTCATTACCATTAGCGTCAGCAATAAAACCACCATCAGCAATTTTAGGTGCTGTAAGTGTTTTATTAGTTAATGCTTCTGTACCTGCTAATGTAGCAAAAGAGCCATCTTGTAAAGCAGTATTAAATTCAGCAGTAGTACCTGTTAAAGTATTGTTGCCTAAATCTATTGTTTTTGTTGTAAGTGTTTGATTACCAGTAAGTGTAGCGACTGTATTATCAATCGCAAAAGAAACATTGTTATCACTTACAGTAGTATCAATTCCAGTACCACCAGCAAATGTAATTGTTTCTCCTGTTGAAACTGAATCATTTGAACCAGAGTCAGCGGCAAGTGATAAAGTAGATACTACAGTACCGAAACTTAAATTTCCTGAACCATCTGTTTTTAAGAATTGACCGTTTGAACCATCACCATCTGGCAACGTGAAAGTAGTTGTGGTTGTTACGGCATTCGGAGCTTTAAGTCCAATGAAATTTGTTCCGTTATTAGTACCTTCGTTTAATTTTAAAGTACCACCTGTTGAAGCGTTATTACCTATTAAGATTTCATCAATCGCTTTGTTAGTATCAACAGTTATTGCTGAATTTGCTGTTAATGTTCCATCTACGTGATCTAACTTATCTGTAAAATATTGACCACCGATTACTGTAACGTTATTTGCGTCACCGTTACCATCTACACCACCTTCACCTATGAAAATTCTATCTCCTAGATTACCTTGTGTACCTGTACCAAATGTATAGGCTAGTTCTCCAAGTTTAAGTGATGAGGGTGCCGTAGTTCCTGAACTACGTTTTATCTGAATTATTGTTGCCATTTGTTAATTCCCCTAAAAGTTACCACCGTTGAACGTTATAGTTCCTGAGGTAGTTTCTAATTCGTTTCTTGTTATAAATTTGTCAGATGAAGCATCATATTGGATTAAAGCACCGTCAACCAGAGTAGATGAATTGACATCTGTTAAACTTCTTAATTGTCTAACACCATCAACGTTAACTTGAGCCGTTGGAGTTGTAACACTAACTTTTTGTGGTCCAGATGAAGTTGTGCTATTAATTTTAGCAGATACGCCACCTGTACGATTAATTACGGCTTTTACCATAGATATATCTCTCTTTTTGTTATATTTATAATAAAACTATACTAAAGAATTAAGTTGTCACAGATGGACTAACTGTAATAATACCTTCAATCACTCTTGTTATTGTACTATCAGAAGTTTGTGTAATTTCTACGTCATAAACGTATCTAGCGGGTGCGTCAAGTGTGTTTGTTTGATTCGCTGTCAATGATAGAGTAATTACACCAGTTGTTCTATCAGTTGCGATTGCTGTTGTAAGCGCTGTCCTTGTTCGTGTAGAAGCATATCCTTTTGCCATTTTCGCTGCCGCTGTGTAACCAGTTAAGTTAAACGCACTTCCGTCCGTACCAGTTACAGTTACGTCAGTTGAAAAAGTTGCTCCTTGATCTATTCTAAGGTTTGCTATCGCCGCCATTTAATTTTTCTAATTCTTTTTTGATTTCCATATTGTAGTAATTAGTTAAAACATCAATCTTTTCAAGTTCCATTTCGTGTCTTGTTTTAGATGTTTGTAATTCTGATCTACTAAAAATTACATTACGACATCTAATTGTTAACTCAGACTCTTTATACTCTTTACCATCAATTGTTATAATCTTTTCTTCACTCATTTTCACTCCTTGTTGTTTATATTTATAATGATTTTAATTAAATATTTACTCAAAATCACTATTAAATGATATTATTGTTTTTCTAAAATTGTTATTAATCTTCTCAGACGTATGTTGAAACATAGCAGGAAAAGTAACTAATTCACCTTCTTTAGCTATTAGATTTATTGACTTCTTACTATTTACTATAGGTTTAACTTTTGTTGTTCTTTTAGTATCTTTCAGCTCTAGATAATATACATTAGCAAAATTTGTTTTTCCGTGTCTATGCCAAGTGTGGTAGTTATTTTTATAATATTGTTGAAACCATCCATTTTGAATAGTACATTTCTTTTCCTCTAAAAATTCAGTCATCTCATTCATATAAGGTGTAATAATTTTATAAAAATAGTCTAAATATTCTCTCTTTAAATCTCTAGGTAAATTCCAATCTGTATGTGTTATATCTTCAAAAGAATTTTGAGGTATCTTATCAATTAAAGATAAGAGATCACTTTTAATTTGATTATGTTCTTTGATCTTTGTAACTAGATAGTAACTTTGGATTTTCTTTACTTTAATCATAAAAACTATACCATCCTGTAATAATACATTTATCTTTTTTAGAGTTTATAATACCTCTATGAGAGTGTGTCCAATCCGTAGGCCATATAACAGTGTTGCCGATAATACAATCGGAAGTAAATTTTTGTTTTGGCCATATAGTTCCAGCATCTTGTACTGTATTTAGATAAGTCATAAAAACAAGGACTCGTTTAGATGCTTCTATACAACCTCTTTCACAGTGTACTTTTTTAAAACCTTCGTCTGGTTTATAGTATTGTATATTATAATCTTCTAATAGACCCCATTTTTCTAATAAGGTATCTACCTCTGGATACTTATTTCTATATTCATCAATACATTTTTGTAATTCAGTTTTATATTTGTTAAATGGATAATCATTGTTACTAACAGAGATAGGTAATTCCGTAGATGTTTTAGTATCACTATTAAACTCTGGTTGTAAGTGCTGCTCTTTATTATTGAAATAATAATTAACAATATCCTCACATACCTTTTTACTAATTTTTGACAAGTATATAAAATTATCCATTATGGCATAATCCTTTTTGAAGTAGGTAACGTTGGATTTAATTGTTTGTTTCCGTACCATATCTCTTGCCAAAAAGTAATGTAAGTATATCTATCTTCTTTAGTATTAGAATTAAAACTTTCTGCTGAATGATATTCACTAGCATCAAATAAGATACACCTATTATATTCAGAATTTATGAAACAAGTTTTTCTAAACTGAGAATTAATTTCATCTCTTTTACTTGTAAAAAATACTTCTTCTTTTTTCGTAAGTTTCTCTAAATTATTTACTTTTTGAAAATAACATCTTTTATCATAAGCGTAATCATTAATGTTTGGAAAAGGAACAACTGGCTTAAATAATGATGTTCCAGCATTAATATTTTTGTTTAAATATATTATAGAAGTAATTTGACTTCCTTGATCTGAATGTACCCAACCATCAATTAAGTTTGCTGGTATTCTCTGAATATAAGAAGTTGCTCTATATGTCAACTCATTATAGTTATCTGGATATAATAAAGACAAAGTTTTTAAAGCAATACCTTCAAATAAATTAGGATTTATTTCACTTATTAAATTTGTTCTAAATCCTGGAAAATTAAGTCCAGGTTCATAATGTTGTTTTACTGCAAAATCTTGTAAGAGATCAATGTCTTTGTAAAACTCATCTGCAACTACTAAAGGCCAATTCATTTATCTACAATTATATTCCACGTTAAAGTTTTAAGAAGATCATCAAGTAAAAGATTTTTAACATTATTTTCTTTTATATATTCGTGTAGTTCTTCAATGTCTAATATTATCCACTGATCTTTAAAATCAAATACCATCTTATCTGCTTTGGTTTTAAAAAAACCTATTTTTCCTACTGATTCATCTTCAAATTTTCTAATAGGACCCAAATCATACTTATAAGACCTATTTGTTGACTTATGTAATATGCCTTCTATATCCCAACCTTCTTTTGATTTAGGATATTTTTTATCTTTTAATAATTTTGTAAAATTAGCAACTGACATTATTCACCAAAAAAGTTAAAATTAACAACATATCTTTTATGTATATCAGTTTGATAAACCACTTTATGTAATATGTTCGTTGGAAATAACAACATTCTATTTTCAATATTATCTACAACTATTTCTTTTTTATTAATTTTTAATATTGTTTTAGCATTACAAGATGTAAGAAAATAAATTCCAGTCATAGAATTATTATAATTATAATCCACGTGATAAGATGACTCGTTATTATCAATATCTCTACAAGTTAAATTAGCTCTTATTTGTAAAAGTGATCTTGCTTTTAATTTTTTAATAAATGGTTGTATATAAGTGTAAAAGGCATCGTGGTTTGGTTCAAAATTATTATAAAAACAAAAAGAAAAAAAACCATTTTTATTTTTAGTTTCACCATAAGATGAATCAATATGTCGTAAATACCAAGGTACTTCTTCAGACTTTAAAAAATTAGAAAAATGATCGTACACATTTTTTTCTAAAAAATTATCTATAATCTTATACTTTGTTTTTAAATTCAACGGGAAGTCCTATATGTTTTCTATTATCAAAAATATTTTTTGTACCACTGCTAAGTTTGTTATAATGTAAAAAAACTTGAGCACAGTCTTTACCTTTAAATTTATCTCTCCAATGTTCTAAATCACAACCAGAGTATATGAGCATATCGCCAGGTTTGAGATTTACTTCAATTCCCTTTTTACTAGAAGGCACGTAATCTTGGATCGCATGTCTTCCTCTTTTTTTACTATTCTTATCTACATAACCAGACTTTGGATCAGGGTTTAAATATATTGGCCAAAGATCACCACCTAGATTCATTGTAACTGATATTTCACAACTAGGTCTATCTTTATGTCTTTCTAATATATCACCCTTTTTATATATTCTAGCATATGAATATGTTGGAATGAGTTTATCTTTTATATGTTTTTCTATTACTGGCTGTACTTTTAATAAAAGAGTTTCCATAGCAATATCGGCATAGTGAGAATATGTATTTGGTACTTGAGGATCCTTAAAAAATCCCCAATCAGTATTTTCTGGTGAGATAAATTTTGAATAAAAAAGAGTTTGCGCCACTTGTCTTTTTATCATAAAATAGTTAAATATGTATTCGGATAATTCTTTTGATATAACATTCTTTATCACCGCATATTTGTCTTTTTTAAAATTAGTAGTTTTCATATTTACCAAAAGATAAAATTATTCTTGGTGTTAAACCTATAGCTCTATGTTTAACTCCTTTTTCTATGAATAATCTATCCCCCTTTTCTAATATTATTTCTTCATTATTAATACAATATAAAGTTTTTCCAAATGCTCCCATAATATGAACAGATTCCTGATCTCTATGAGCATCACCTCTAGCACCTCTCATATATGAAAAAAATAAATCCAATGTAGTTCTATGGTTTTCATTATTAAACATATGATTCATTTGGTTAAAAACTTCTGTAAAAAATGTTTCTTCTTGTATATTTCTAATTTGAAATATACTGTCTAATAAGTAATCAGTGTTATATACAGATATAACTTTACTTTGAAAATTATTATCTGCCATCAAATTAGATAATCTATTAAAGTCTAATTCTTTTTTAAATTTTATAAATTTTTTTTCTAAAAAATACTTCATTTACTTAAAAGGATAACCTAGGTTCCAAATAACTAGAGAATATCTAACTCCTTTTGTTACAGGTCTAACTCTATGCCATACGTGACTAGGGAAAACGACTATACTACCTCTAGGTAATATTTCTGTACATATTTTTCGATTATGTTCTTTGTCAGGATTCATATTTCTAAAGTCAAACTCTAACTCGCCACCTTTGTAATCTTTAGGATCAGACAACGAAACTGTTACTGATAATTTTCTAATTTTACCTATTTTATGTTTATTAACTTCTCCACTTACAGGACCTACGTGTAACTCTGGATCAGCAGAACCATATGGTAGTGGCCAAGCATCACAATGCCAATCATAAAATTGTTTTGTTTTATATTTTGTAAATTGACAAGTTTCAGAATAGTCCCATTCATAATTCCAACCAGCATTTCTATTTGCTGTGTGAATATATGGGTGGATCTTTTTGTAAATCCACTGATCATCTAGCCAGGTTATATTTGATCTTCTTATCTTTTTAAGATCATTAATTTGTTTTTTAGAAGTTTTCCGAATATCACCACTTGCACCACCTATTAAAGCAACTTCATCTTTCTCTTTTAAAGCACGTTTTAAAATTCTATCACAAAATTTAGAAGATAACGCTGATCGAAAAAACCAATAATAATTATTTAAGTTCATAAGTTGTTTTCATAATATAATTTAAACTACTTGAAGTGTTAGGTTCAAACCTATAGACTAAAGTGCTAGGAAAAATAACATATGAATTTGTTTTTAAACTTATTTCATAAAAGTTATCTTTAAATCTTTTATTGTCATATTCAAACACAATCTTACACGAGCCTTCTTTAGGAATATTAACACCATAAAACATAACATAATCTACTGAATTAACTAAATCCATAGGATTTACATCATATAACGATAAAGAGTATTCATTAGGTTTTAACATAATACCTGTTGTGTGTCTTTGTATAAGATACCTTTTAAAGTTTACATTGAAGTAATCTCTGATATACGTATCTAATATATCAGTACTTTTAGATTGTGGAAATTTGTTATTAGTTAAGTAAAACAGTATATCTGCTCTCAACGCCTCTAGGTTTATTTCAATACCTTTAGGTAAGTTTACATCTCCAGTGTAAATGTCAATCTCCGAAAGTGTTTTTTTAATCATATTCATACCTCATTAAATTTATTTACTAATATATATAAAGCTTTTAAAACCTTATTTTTCATTTACAAAACTGTCCATATAACCATAAGGTGGTTTTGGAACAAAATTACATGCTATAGAATATCTATTTATTTCACCATAACTTTTTGATATTTTATGATACATAGAAGAAGGAAAAATAATTAAAAGTTTGTCTTTAGGTTTAAAAGACCAAGAGCTAGAATTGAATGTATTAAATTCAGTTGTTTCTAAATCGTAATTGTTACTAGTCCAATTATTATTGTAAAAAGAAATGTCAGATATATCTTCATCACATTTATTATAATAAACAGCTGAATACATGCTATTACAATGTTTGTGTCTTTCAGATTCTTCGTTCTTTTGACATCTGGTTGCCCAAGATGTAGTCACTTTAAAATTTGTTTTTTTATAACCCATTACTTCTTCATTATAAACACAAACCATTTTCAAAATTTTTTCTTTTAATAATTTAAATGTTTTATCTTTAAATAAAAATAAATCTTTACTTATATTAGACCCTCCACTTTGATTAGTAGGACCGTAATTTAAGTTTTGTATTTTATTTTCTATTTGATTTTGTTCTTTTTGAGATATATTTAAGGTATATAATCCTATAGGAACGGCAAATAAAGGTATAACTGTTGATGAATTGGAATGTGTTTTATTTAAGTTCAGTTCTTTCATAATATTATCATTTTATAGACACTAATTAAATAGTGTATATCATTTACCGACTAGTTAATACGTTGATTAAGCTAATCCGTTAACTAAAGTCCAACCAGTGCTATTGTCTGCTTGATAAGCGTCTTCGTCCCAATTATATTTCCAACCGTGTGTACCATCTAAATTTTGCTGAGTTTGTTCAGCTGTTAATGATGGTTCTGCACCTAGAGGAGATACCCAACTAGCAGTTGAATTATTTTTGGTCCAAGAAGCATATGGTTTGGGTGCCCAAAATATTTCATTTGAACCATCCCAAGTATAACCAATTACAGCAAAGTTTCCTCTAAAAGGAGTACCATCGAGTTTATGTTGTCCACCCCAAGTATTGTATGAAGTTTGTATCCATTTATTAGCAGGCCAATTATTATGTGTTTCTAAATAACTTTGCCCGTTACTCTCAGATGTTGCATTTTCATTATCTACAGTTAACACTTGTAAAACTAAATTGTTGTCGTCTATTTTTGCGAAATGTGCCATATTATTGATATTTATACCTTATGATTACTATTCCACTACCACCTGATCCTCCAGGTGATTCGTGTCCAGAGCCTCCTCCGCCTCCGCCACCACCACGGTTACCGCTTCCAGATGATGCTGTGCTTCCACCACCACCATCTCCACCTGATACTCTAGGACCGTTTGATCCTCCACCACCACCGTCGCCGTAAGCAACTGATGATCCTGAAATACTTGTACTAATACCATTACCACCTCTACCAGGAGTTCTGTTGTTTGGTGTAGGTTGTCCTGCGTTTAGTGTTCCACCACCACCGCCACCAGATCCATCTCCATCTGATCCAGCACCTGATCCACCATTTTGTCCTTGAGGTGGACTTACTGAAGGTGTGTTACCACTTCCACCACCTGTTGAACCACCGAATCCTCCACCAGATCCTCCACCGCAACCACCAGGTTCTCCACCGTGAGGAGAGTTATTAAAGAAACCACCTCCACCACCACCTGCTGCTGAGAAACCTACTCCAGTTGAAGTTGAACCTCTACTACCGCCACCTGAACCACCACCGACTGTGATTGGATAACCTTGAGCAGAAACTGCTACACCTGTACCAGTTGCTCTTGGACTACTTGTCCATCCACCATCTTGGTCAGACTCTCTAACACCACCAGCGCCACCGGCACCACCGTGTCTTCCTGCTCCTCCACCGCCACCAGCGATTACCAAGTAATCAACAAAGTTTGACCCTGCTGCGTTACCCGCATCTGATACGGTAAATGTTCCTGGTCCAGTAAAAGTATGAATTTTGTAATCACCTGATGTTGATTCTGTTCCACCAGAAGCTTGTACAAATGATGCTGCAACAGCACCTCTAAATTGTCCTATGCTTATTGTACCAGAAGAAGGTATTGTACCTCCAGCAACTGGAGCACTTGTACTGGCTCCTACAAAAGAACCACCAGAATAATACTCGGTAATTTGAATTGGATTAGAACCGCCAAACTCTGTTTGGACTCCACCTAAACTTGTGTTTGTAGAAGGAACAGCCATTTTAATTTTTCTCCCTAGTTAAAATTTCTACTTTTTCATTTAATTGTTTTACAGCTTCAATCAATAAACAAGTTAGTCTATCATATTTAACTGCTTTGATGCCATCTGATCTCTGAGCTACTGCTTCAGGTAAAACTTTTTCTACCTCTTGAGCGATAACTCCGACATCTTTTTTTCTAACAAAATATCCATCTTCTCCACCTCTTTCATCAATATAAGATTTTTTCCAGTCAAATAAAACACCATTTAACTTTTTAATTGCTTCAATAGGATCAGGTATATTAGAAATATTTTCTTTTAGTGCAACATCAGAAGAATAAAAAGCAGTTACATCATTTGTTGCTCTTATCTCACCACTCGTTCCTGACGGTGCAGTACCTATTCCTAGTGAATCACATTGAATATCGTTAGATACATCTAAATCACCTGTTATATTTATATTTCCTGTGCCTGTAATATCATTACTATTTAAGGTTAAATTACCACTTAAATTTGTCGCCCCAATACTAGTTGGAGTAACAATACCTGTAATAGTAATATTACCAGTACCTGTTATATTTTTTGAATTTAAATCTAAATTACCACCTAATTGCGGTGTAGTATCACTTGACACGTCTTTAAGAGTTGTTACTAAAGCTCCTAAAATGTTTGATTCTCTAATTTGTGTCATTTATATTTTCCTTAAATTGGTAATTCCCTTATCACTATAACATCACTAGCCGCGGGTGCAGTCCCAAAAGTCAAAGTCGTACCAGAAATAGTATAATCTGTTGTTGGCTTTTGAGTAACGCCATTCAGTTCAACCAAGACTTTATTTACAGTTGAATTTTGAGTAACTGTAAAACCTGTAGTTGACCCATCGCCTGTCGCAGACCTTACATTTATTTCAGTTGGTCTGTCTTTTGGTTGAATGTATCTTACCATTTTATTCTCTTATTCTATATTTATGTTTACACGTCTTCTAAAACTGATAAAACAACATCTATTGATGATCCAGCAGAAGCCTCTGCTCTTAATACATCACCTGCTGATCCACTGTTTTGTAAAACTATTTTGTTACCTGACATAATTTCAACTGTAGTATTTCCTGGAACTTTTAAAGCTTTTACAATGTAACCATCATTAGATCCATCGTAGTTATCTAAAAATAATCCAACTGTTCTTTCGGAAGCGTTTTTATTACAAACTGAAATGCCGATAACGATTGATTCTAGTGCAGATGAACCAGCCCCAGCAGGAACTGAATATACCGCATCTGCCGAAGCACCTGTTGATGTGCCTACATCTGCTTTTACTTGTCTTTTAAAATCGTTAGCCATTGTTAACCTATTTTTTTGTTAGTCATATCGACCGATATATTACTATTTATACATTAATTGTTATCGGTCTTATACGAATAATGTACTTTTTTATAATTTTTATAACTATATTTAGTTATAAAATTGTCTACCCTAATGCTATCGCTTGAGCAATCGCAAAAGGTTTTGTTGCAACTCTAACATTATTTTCTGTTAATGTTGAAGTAGCGTTAATTGATGCACTAGAAAAACTAGTCAAACCACTAATTGTAGAATCTAAAGATATAGTTAAAGTGTCAGTTGCAGATACTGTAGCCGCAATACCTCCTGAACCTACAACGTTTAGAGTATCGTTACCTTGAATAACTTGTGTAGTTGAACTTTCATCTCTTAAGGTAAATGTAAATGTCGCACTTAATGCTTCATTAACAGCACCAACAATAGTAGATTTATGAGTAGTATTTAAACTAGTTAAATCACCTATGTCAGTACCTACTGTATTAAACGTTGTTCTAAACGTTTCTAAAGTATCAGATGTTGCTACACTTCGTATTGCCATTTTACTTGTTTACTACTCCCTTAATTAAGTCTTTGATTTCTCTTAATTCTGCTTTTAAATTATTTATTTCTTTTACAGCACTTCTTATCTCATCACCTTGTTTCTCTCTCGCTCTCACTCTCGCCATATACAAACTATATTCTGTTGTATTTGTGTGTACAATACCATTTGATCTTGTATCTCTTACTAAATTTTCATAACCGTGTACTTTTAATCTTGCCATTATACTGCCAATGCTATTGCTCTCATATCTTTTACAATTGGTGGATATGAAGAAACTGTTCCTGTTAATACAATTTTAATTTGGAAACTTGTAAAGTCGTGTATGTCACTAGCTGAATATTTGTATTCTTTAAATGTTGTATCGTCTTCAGCAGGAGTAACAGTTGTGTCTTCACTTCCGTCACTATTAAATGGTACCCAATTTAAATCTTCTATATTTCTTACTTCATCAGGTCCAGATACTCTAAAGTAAACTTTAACATTTGAGCTTGATCTTACATTTTGAGATAATCTAACATCTAAAGAAGTAGAAGTATTTTCCAAATTGATTGATTTAGTTAAATAAACTGCTGCTGATGATGTACCTGTATTCGCTGTATCTGCAACATAACTAGGTGTATTACTATTAGTAGGATTATTTAATCTATTTGAAATTGTAAAGGCACTCATTCTTTGTGTATCTAATACAGGTGACAATTTAGTATTTGTTGTTGAGAACTCTAATATTGTCCAGAAAGATTTATTACCTGACATTTCGTTTGTTTCGTTTATTTCACTCATTACAGCGTTTGGTGCTGTAAAGTATATATTATCATTATTAACAACTGAAAGTTTGTTTGTATTTGATGTTAAACTAAATTCTGATTCTGATCCGTGAATTGATTTACCTGTTGTAGGTCTAATGTAGTAATTAATATCTGTTCCAGGTAATTGCATTGTTTGAACACCCGCCAAGTTTAATACGTCAAATGTTCTATTTTGTGTTGCAGTTACTGCAGAACCGCCTATATCACCTGCACTTGTTGCAACAGCAATTGAATCTGAATAACTAGAATTATTTGCAGGGTTAAGTGTGTAACTATCTAAAGTAACATTTCCTATTGCTGTATAAGTACCATTGATTTGATTTGCGTTTATACCATTATAAGTACCAGACGCAACACCAGCAATTGTAACATTATTAGATGTACCATGCATTCCGTGATTAGGGTGTGATATAGTCAATATACCTGTACTATCACTTGCTGTTCTGATCGGATTAGTTGCTAATGTTCTACTAGCCAAAGTATCGTTTGTTAATGTAACTGTACCTGTGACATTACTAAATTCTGCTCTTTTAATTTTAAACTTAATATCTTCGTTTTGATCTGCTGACCAAGTAACACCATTTTGAGATTTAAAGAATACACCAGCATATGGTTGTTGTTAGATTGTTCTATCTGAATCTAAAGCAGTATCACCCAATCTTGCTACATATACATTGTAATCAGTAGAGTTTGCCATTAAGACAAAAGCGTATTCTGTATTTTCTTGTACATAAACTGGACTATCAAAAGTAAATGTAGTTGCTGTTGTACCATCTGTACTTGTGTTTACAGAACCTGGATTTAAAGTTTTTTCAGCGAAAGGTAATATTTGTTGTCCAGGATAACCGTTTACAGTATTTCTTATTTGTAAAGTTACTGGAATATTTGCGTCTTTTGAACTAAAGTAAATATCTATTGAAGTTAAGAATACACCGCCCTCATCATCTATCATAAATGTTTCTGCCAAAGGATCGTGGTAACCTGTTTGACGTGAAGCACCTCTTTGAACACTTGTTTGTGTAACTGCTTCTGTTTCATTTGTCGCTCTAAATTCTACGCCTGCTGTTCTTGTTGAAATAATTGTATTTTGTACTGTTTCGATAGTACCTGTTGCAACATATTCAGTATTCGCTGCTGTTTCTGGTGCAGAAGTTAAATCATTTGTAGATGAACTTGTCAATCTGAATACTCTTTGACCTGTTCTCCATCTAGGATTTGCGTTAACTTTTGGATCAGGAATTGCGAAAGTACCTGAAACTGCTCCGTTTGAATCTGTTAATATTGGATCACCAGCATTACCACCTGTTGGTGTAATGTATGCAGAAATATTTTCTGTATCAAAGAAAGGATAAACTCTTGTATTTGGTTTTAATCTTGTTGCGCTAAATGATACATCTCTACTTCTAATAAATGGTACAAATGCTATTGATATAACTCTATCACCTATATTTTGTGTAACTGTTTTAGGAACTAATACTTGTCTAATACCTGTTCTTGTTTTTGTACCCGTTCTTCTAGTAGTTTGAATATCACGTTGCATCACTCTCCAACCGTGACCGTGTCTTTCTTCGTATTGTTCTGTACTATTAGATGTTGATACACCTGTCCAATGATTTTGCCATTCATTCCAAATTGTACCTAATTCAACTGATTGTAAATTTGGATTACCTGATTCTTTAACTAAAGTATCCCAAGTACCATCATCATTATTAATTACTAACTCTGGTGCTCTTTCAGTTTCTTTCCATTCATCACTTGTTGGAGTTAAAGCGATTGAACCAATGAAAGTAAAGATACCAAATGGGTTGACATTAACAGTTTTACTTGCATATGGTTGATCTATTAAAGTTGACTCTGTGTATGGTAGTGTAATTAGATCACCAGTCTTTTGATAATTTGCTGCTGTTCTATCAGCGGCAACTATTGCAGTACCATCATCATCTCTTTCAATTAATTGTATTGCGTCTTCGTGGAATGTTGGTCGCATTTCACCTCTCGCATAATCCATAGCAACTTTGTAATCTAAATTACCAGCATCACCTATACCGTGACCTGTAAAGTTATCTACAATAAATCCGTTTTTAAATCTATCAAATCCATCTGCGTCTTGTATTTGTAAAGATTGTGCAGATGATTCTAGTAAAGAAAGTTGAGTATAATATTCAACGTTTTCTATTCTTTTTTCTAATCGACCAATATCTCTCATTGTATATCTTCGATTATCAACTGCTTCAATACCTACATCAGCAATATCTAATGTATATGCTGGAATAAACAAAGTATATAAGTGCATTGCATTGTCTAATATTCCAGGAATTTCTGGATTTAATGCACTTGAACCTTTTAATACTTTAAAGTTACCTTCTTTGTCTAAAAAGATTTTATCTACTCTTTGTAAATAAAATTCGTGGTCAGTTGTTACATTTGATTCAAATTTAACTATGTTTACTGTTGATGCCTCTGTATCTAAAGCACTATCAGTAGTTTGCCATTTTCTATCTTGTCCACCTGAATTAATTGTTGATGACGCACCTACTCTAGGTCTAAAATCTAAACTATCTCTTAACTGATATACTTCACCAGTTGTATCTGATGTATAATGTGGTATATTTTCGTAATCAATAACACCTGAATATGAATCTACATCAAAGTAATCTCCAGCACCGTGTGTGAAATAATCAAAGTCAATTAATATTCTACCTGTTGGAGTTAACTCACCTGTTTTTAATTTTATTCTACCAATGTCATAGAAGTTATCTCTTTGTCCATTGTCTAACTCAAATCTAGTTGTAATATTTGTATTACTTGAAGTTGCGTTAGTAGAAAAATCTGCTGACATATAAACTGCATTTAATTTGTAAATATCAGCTTTACCTAAACTAATACCACCTTGTTTTGTAATTGCTGCTAAAGTAGAAACTTGTAATGTTTGATCTTCATTTAGAGTTTTTGTTTTTGAGTTAGCAGCTGTACTTGATTTATTTACAGTAAACGTTACTTTTAGTTTTGCACTTCCATAATTTGAACCAAAATCTAAAGTTAACTGTTTACCTGTAGGAGAACCACCTAAAGTAAAGATCGCACCTCCTTCGTGGTTATTTCCACTTAAACTTAATACATCACCAACAACAGCACTTCCACTTGCTGACATAACTGAAACTGTATAGTCACCTTCATCTAAACTAGGGAATATTTCGTTTGTTCCAGCAGTAATTGTTTCAGAACCACCTGATAAATTTACAACTTCTTGTCTTCTTGCGCTGTAACTTGTATCTGTTAAACCACCGTTTGCAGTCGTTTTTAAAGTTTTAATATTTTCATATGGTAACTTAAATATAGAAACATTTTTTTCTGGTGATTGTATAATTGCTCTTCTTCTTGTTGCAATAGTTTTTGTTGATACATCACTACCACCAACAGCGGCAGATAATGTTAGAGAAGTATTACTAATTATAGCCTCAACTATTCTAGTTAAAGTAGTACCACCATCTGTAGTAAATGAGATTGAATCACCTATTAATAATTCTTCTGTAAATCTTGTATTGAAACCTGAAACTGCTGTACCACTATTTGCGATTGATAGTGTACCAGTTAATGTGAGATTTGATCCATTTGTTGCATCGAGTGCAGTATCTGCTGTGTAAGTAGGCGAACCTGCCATACCAATTTGTTTAACTTGTGGAAAGTCAAAACTTGTAACACCTTTTAATCCTACTGCGTCAGATTGTATGACTGCTGTATTAGTTGATGTACCACCAGTAATTGTTTCACCAGCAACAAAGTCACCATTAACACTTGATAAAATAACAACACCGTGTAAAGCATTACCCGCTGAAGTAAATGCTGTAATATTTGTAGCAGTTGTACCATCACTTTCATATAATTCAAAAGTATTTGTAGCAGGGTTTCTAACAGTAAATATTTGACTAGTTGTCATTGCTGTAGAATTGTTAGCAGCATTGATAGCGCTAAATTTAATTTGTTGTCCTTCTTTTAAATTATGTGCTGTTGATGTAGCAACACCTGGACTTGCTGTTGATATACCAGAAACAGCAGTTGTTTCAGTAGTAGATATTGATTCTAAAGTACCTGTCGCACCTGAAGTACCACCTGTAATTACTTCACCAGTTGTGAATGTTTGAGCACTAGTTATGTTCAAGTGTGTAAACATATTAATATCAAACATATAATGTCTGTATATTGCTGATGTTAAACTTGAACTTACAAATATGTTTGATGTTGCTGTACCAGATGTGTATTCAAAACCTCTGGACTTTGCTCTACCGATTGTATTAATACTTGATTCTGAACTAGCATTTTCTGTACCACGTGCACTTGTTGCTTCACTATAAAAATTAATTCTTTTAAATGCTTCTGTTTCACCAGATACAAAAGTTGTATCAGGTTGTCCATAAACGTTTGTAACATTTACAAAGTTACCTACGTCAAATCTTGTTTGAAAAGCATTTTGAGTATCAAAATCTCTAGCCTTATCAACTGGAATATATGATGTCGCTAATTTTTCTATTTCATAACCTTTAATATATGCCTTACCTGGTGATAAACCAATAGCAAGTTTAGTTGAATCACCACCATTACCTGAAGTAAAAATACCTCTTACAATATCTGCATCTGAACTACCTGTATTTTTTAAGTGTTCTCTAACATCAATTTCAAATTGTTTTACTGTGTAATCACCTGATTCGTCATATGTTCTTCTAGCAAACGTATCTTCTAATACAGCATATTCAGTTGTTCTAACTCTATTTTGTAATATACCATTTGATAGTCTTAACAATTCTACAAAGTTTGAATCTTCAGTAGATGTTAATGTCTTTTTGGCTAATGTTAAATCAATTTTAAATCTGTGAGCGCCTGGCGCATTTGCGTTTGAAGAACCTGCGGCATTATCATTTAAACTTGTATCATCATTTGGAGTTACAAAAGATTCTGTAACTGTCATACCTACTCTATAACTAGGAGTGTTAGTATATTTGTCTAGTATTATAGTTTGGTTTGTAACTTGAACGTGAAATCCATTAATATAATAAACACCTTCTTGTACTTCTGCTGCACAACCTGTGGCAGTTGAATTAACAACAGCAGATAATGAAACACTGGCACTATTTGTTCCAGTAATTGTTTCTCCGTTTGAAAAAGATGTTGCTGTTTTAGATGTACCACTATCTCTATATTTTACAAATAAAGTATCTGGATCAGTACCATCTGTCGCTGCTGTATTTACAACTTCTGCTTTAACACCTGAAGAACCACCTGTTAAAACTGTACCATTTGTAAATTGCGCTAGTGTATTACCTGAACCTAAACTTGTTAACTTAACGGCATAGTAATCCAAGTCATAACCAATCTCGCCTGGAATAATCATTGCACCTTTATCAAAAAGATGATCAGATACTCTTTCGATCTGGTTTTGTAATTGTGTTTGTGACTGTGTTAATTCTCTCGCTTGAACTGCAAATGACGGTCTGAAAAGTATTCTATGAAACTTTTTACTTTCCGTAAAGTCATCATAATATGGCGAGAGGTTAAAGTCTGTTGGACTTGGCATTTATTTCCCTCTAAAATTCAATTATCAATTTTACGTTTTCAGTTTGATCTGAAGCTCTTGTTATTGGTGATCTATTTTCAATATATATTACATCACCAGTATCTGCATCAATCTCACCTGAATTATAACCACTTGTAAATGCTACATTATCAACCGTACTTGATGAAGTTGATGGTGTACCAGCAGCACTTGAAGTTTGACCTGTAATAGCATTTGCACCTGAAAACGCTGTTAGATTACCATTTGCATCTACACCTTGATCGTTAAATCTAGTTTGTATGTAGTATAAAATTTTATTTGTTGAGTCATATTCTACAACTTTACCAACTGCGCCAGTTGATGCTTGATTTATTTCTTCGTCAACTTGAAAAGATCCTGGCGTACCTGTTAATAAAACTGCCTTTGATCCTCTTAAAGTTGATGCCGATGCAGCTGAACCACCTGATTTTGGATCTCTCAATAAAGCTATTTTTCTAAAATCGTTTGCAGTTGTAAAGTCACCTGAATTTGAAGTTTCTGCACCTTCAAAGTTAGTGTTTAACATTATATAAAAACCACCTAATTCTTCTACTGCATTAAATCCGTGTCCACCTTTTGGCTCAATAATACAATCTAATTCAGATCCGCTTAAAGAACCACCACCAGCAGAATTAATATCTGCTACTCTAACATAACCATATGTATAACCTGAACCTGCGGCAGTTACTGTGACTGCAGTTACTGCGCCACCAGCAATAGTTACTGAACATACACCACTTGATCCATCACCTCTAATAGCAACACTTGCGTGTGTACCGTTAGTACCACCAGAACCAGCAGTTTTAATTTTTATATTATTGATCGCACCATCTACTGCGGCAGATGATACTGTTGAATTTGTTGCCACTGCCATAAAGTCAGTAGATAAAAAATTAACTTGTTGTGAAGCAGATAGTGTGTACATATATTTCCATTTATAATCATCACCAGTAGTTATGATAGTAGAAAGTGTTCCAGTTGGTTTTACTGTTGAAGCAGAATTACCACCATTATCTATACATTTGTAAACATTGTAATCATCTGTAACAACATAGTAAGTAGCGTCCCATAAAGAAGTTGCCCCACTATTTGCTGTTTGTGTAGTTGTTGTACCTGTAATTCTGTTTCCGTAATCGTGTCTGTAATAATCGTAAGTTGTACCTGTTGTCCAATTTCTTCTTGGAACAACATATGATATATCTGTTGATGTAACTTTTTTTGCTGCAAGTAAATCATCAAAAGTATAAAATTCTTCTTGTATAGAATCTGCGGGTGTTAATGGAGCTACATCAGATCCTTCGTTATCTGTACGAGCATCTGGTCTAGTAGAAGTAGTAAACGCTTGAGGTCTACCTATTCCTAAATAAAAGACATTTGAAGAACCCGTTAATGCAGTTGTAAATTTTTCTGCGTTATGTATTCTAAATTTGTTTGTTATTATTGCTGGCATTTTTATCTTTCCTTATTCATATTTATACTAGTTTTCAAACTATCCTAATGCAATTGCCGAGGCAATAGTTGATAATCCTCCAGATATTGCAGTAATTTGAGTTTGTATATTTGACGTTACTCCATTTAGATGTTGAAATTCTGTATTTGATATAGAACCATCAGCGATTTTCGCTGCGTCTATACCTGACTGTAAAGAGATAGTAAATGTACTACCTGACACAGCAGCTGCTATACTCGCATCACCATTAATTCGTAATGTACCTCCTAAAGATACTGTACCTGCTGTTGAAGATTCGTCTAACAAACTTAATGCTGGAAATGTGTTTGTAGTATTAAATGTTTTATTTGTTAGTGCTTCAGAACCTGCTAATGTTGTAAAAGAACCATCTGAAAGGGCAGCGTTAAACTGAGCAGTAGTACCTGAAACTGTATTACTACCTAAAGCGATAGTTTTATTTTCAAGTGTTTTTGTATTTGTAGTAGTGATAACAAGACTACTAGGTTCATATCTGGAATTAGAGTTATTATATATTAATCCGTCGCCACTTCCTACACCTGATAAATTAAACTGTATTGCTGATCCAGTACCGATCGCTGAATAAATTTCGTTAAAGTTATCGTTTGCTATATCACCACCGGCTCTAATAGTAGAACCTGTTCCATCATTTGCCGTTGATCCGATATTAATTGTTTGTTTTGCCACGTTCTTATTCCTTTACTTATTATATTTATAATAATTTTTAAGCAGCATCAAAAGTTATATTAGTTTCATCAAAAGTATCTCTATCTTCATCAAAACTATCACTAGATACTTGCCATACTTCTGCTGGTATCGCAAAATTAGTTTTTAATTTAAATGGAAAATCTCCCATTATTACTTGTTCGCCGTCAATATTACTATTTTTTGTTCCTGTCAGTGTTAAAGCGTTTAATTGAGCTATTGTAATTCGATTAGCAAAATGTTCCCCTAATACTAATTTATTAATACTATGTAAAGTAGGACCCGCAACAGGAACACCAAATTTTGTTGTATTACTTCTAATATCCGTTACTTCTTTTATTATTCCACCAGCACCAATTAAAGTTATATGTTGATGTAAAGTGACATCTCTAGTATTTGATGTGAAATGCTCACTAGTTGAATCAGTAAAGTCTGGATCAACACCTAATTGAGGACTAACTCTTAAAGTTGTTCCATCAGTAGTTGTTCCTAATCTTCTTCCAAAGATTGTTGAGAATAATGTATTTAATACAGTTTGTATACCTTCATATTCAACATTAGAATTAATTGTAGTGAATCTTCTTAATCTAGCATCTACTGATGTTTCTATATTAACTTGTCCAGAAAAAAAGAAACCTGATGTGTGTACTGTCTTTTTAAAACTATCTCTCCAATCGGATATTGAACGACCCACTTTAATTACATAAGAGAAGTCTTGGTAATATAAACTATCTTGTATTTTCATTGAGTCATCAGATAAGTGACCATCTTGGTTAATATAAGTACCCGTAGTATCAACAACAGCTCCAATTGACACTGTCGCTGTACCTAAATCATTTTTTTCAACTGTTGCTGTTGCACCACCTGCAGATGTGATTGTTGATTTTTCAGCAAATTGTCCTGTTGGACTAGAAACTTTTAATATACCTGTACCTGATGTATATGAAACAACAGTGGCTGAAACTGCTGTTGATGTTGCATCAATACCTGTAACATTTTCACCAACTTGAAATGTACCTGAAACACCTGAAATAATAATATAACTTGGTAATAATAATGTAGGTGGTGACGGAGATGCTTCATAACCTGAACCTGATTCTACAATCTTCATTCCTAACACTCTACCTATATCTGTACTGTATGCATATACAACTGCACTTGATCCATTTGTATCATCTACTGCAACTGTAGGTAAAGATTGATAATTATTTCCATTTGATATTATTCTAATATCTGTAATATCACCAGTACCACTACCACTCTCTTGTACAACTTTATTACCTGTGTATGGATCGCCTCTTACAGTTTCGTCTTCTAAAACTATATGGTCGTCAACAGTAGATGTTGAAGTTTCTTGTGTAAATCCTCCGTTAACTACTGATACTTTTGCACTGGCATTTCCTCCACCTGTTCCTGTGTTTGTAAATTCTATAGCATCACCAATCTTATAACCAGACCCTGCTGTTGCAATAACAAAATCTGTAATACCACCTCTTCCAACAGAATCTACTTGAATAATTGCTCCATTACCACCACCACTAACTAATATACTATCTCCTTCAGTATATAAATTTCCATCATTAGTTATAGAAATTGTTTTTGGAATACCTGTGATAGTTGCTTTGATAAAAATATCAGATTCATCATTTATTGTACCTCTTACAACTTCACTTATTTGAAAGGTACCTGAAATAGTATCATTGTTTAAAATTAATTCAGATACTTCAGTTGTACCAATTTGAAATTTAAATACATTTTCAACTACTGCTGTGGCTTCTGATGTTTCGCCTGTTATTGTTCTACCTATTAAATTAGTTGTATCACCAACAGTTCCAATTGCTCTTAATATTGTTTTTGTATCCCAAGTACCATCAGATGTTCTTAACATTTGTTCTCTAGGATATATTGTTTCTGAATTTAATCCAAATAATAATCTAAAAAATAATTGGTGTCCTCTATTTGTACCTTTTGCTCGATATAATGATTTAACATTTTTAATTAATTTTCTTTTGTCAACACCATTACTTAATGTTTCTGGTAATGTGTTTAAAAATTCATTTCTAAATTTTGTTAAGAAATTTGATATAGCTTTATCAGGATCTCTAAAATTTAATAACTCTTGTATATTGTTTACTGGATTTGGTTTGTAATTATTAATAATTGCTGTAGCGTTAGAACTAGCGCCCACAACTGTTTCACCATCTATAAACTTATCTTGTGCTGATATAAAAAGTCTATTATTACCTAAATCTTCAGCAAGTACAGTTGTAGTTGCATTTGAAGTTTGACCAGTGATTATTTCGCCTCTAGTAAATTTACCATAAGTAGAACTTTCTAAAATTATTTTATCACCGGCATCTAATTGTGTTCTATCTGTATCTAAACGAGAACCATCTAATATTAATTCATTTTCTTGTGCAGTTTCTGTTTCTAATAAAATACCATCTGTTGTTTGTATAGAAGTAACACCTAACTCTGCTGACTCCATAAACGTATAATACGTTTTTAGAAATTCTAAAAATTTAGGGTGTTGTTCTAATACGAACTCTGGAACCTGTTGATTAATCAGGCTTGATATTTTATCTGTGAACTTTGCCATTAGTAATTAGATGTTGTTGTATATCCAATACCAGCATCAGCAGAACCACCAACAAAAGTATCTGCCTCTACTGTGATAGTTGAGTTTGCTGTATCTATTTCTAAAATCTGATCTCTAACAGGAACTATATCATAAGAATCTGGCTCTACAGTTATTTCAATAACAGTAGATGATGCACCTCGTATATTTTCTACTGACGCAACATTTAAAGAGTTGATTGTGATTTGACCAGTTGTATAATTAACTGTTCCTTGAGTGTTATTTGCATATGTTCTAACAGAACCTACAAAATAATATCTTCTTATATTTCCACTTCCATCATCATCAAGGTAATAAACATTACTATCATTTGGTACTTTAAATCCTGTTGAACTTATAACACCACCAGATGCTGATTTATGTCCAGAGTGTGGATTAAAAATACCATTTCTAAAATAAACATCATATCTTGTAGATGTACTTAATGTTGGAGTAAATGATTTTCTTATAGTTAATTTAGTTACGTTTGATAAGATACTAGTATCTGTATCATCTATTAAACCTGTAACTTTTGAATGTCTAAACACACCATCAAATTTTTGAAGTGTATCTGTGTTGTAATTTGTTAAAGTGGTTGTGACATTTGATTTTATTGTATCTGAAGTTTTTGTAGTTGCTTTTTCATCATACTTTACAACTGTATTAAGTATAAGAGATGTAGTTTCTGGATCAACAATCTCTGGTCTAACAGATGCAACATTAAATTTTTGTAATTGTGTTATAATACTTGTCTTTGTAGTATCTGTAAGTGTAGAACCTGATGCTGCTTTAATGGCAATCTTTACTACACCATAAATTGGTGTTTCATCATCTTCACCACCCCACGCTGAAACTGATAATGCGTTTGGATATATTTCTTGTACAAGTGTTTCATAATCACCTGTTGTAACTGCTCTATCTTGTCTTGCATATTGTAACGGTGCATTATATCGTATTGACTCTTTTGATTGAGCCTCTGCGCCACCTTGAGCACTTGAAACTGTTGTTATAGTAACATCTGTAAATCCACCAACACTTCCTGATAGTGTAAATGCAGAAGCACCATTTGCTTCAGTTTTGTTGGAAACAATGTATTCTAAAATTACAATGTTACCATCATCTAAAGATTTACCAACAATACCATCACCAAAATAAACTTCAAACTTACCATTTTCACCTTCTTGTAAAAAATAGACTTTTGATGTATTATCTAAAGAAGTTAAACCTGTTGCTTTTGTCCAAGTGTTTGTTGTAGTATCAGAAACTGAATTTTGTATTTGTACTTTTAAAGTTGATGTATCAGCAGTTATACTTGGAATAATAAATTTCTGGTCTGGATCAGAAGTATCTACAGTATATTTAAATGTAACTAAAGTACCTTCATAAATTGGTATACTATGAAACTTGTAAATACCATTTAAAGGTGTCATTGTGTGAGAAGCATTTGTTACAAACTGATAAGTTGTTCCATCTACAGTTGTTGTGAAAGTTGTTCCTTTTGCCATGGTAACTGATGCGCCAGAACCATTGTTTAATAAAACATCAATTGATGCTGTTGGAGACTTAGGTGATGTTGGAGTATAACCTAACATCTTCGCTAATGAAACTATATTTTTTCTGATGTCAGCACTGTCCAAGTACATTTCATTTGCTAACATATTAGCATTGAAACCTAGATAGTGAGTATTATATGCAAGAGTATCTAAAAGAATAGCAAAACCTGAACCTTCAAAATCATAATCTTGGAACTCTGCTTGATTTTGTAAAAATGTTTTTAAGTTTGATTTTATATTATCAAAATCTAATTCTGATACTGAAAGTTTGTTTGATGCCATTGCTATCTAATCCTTTGTAATAGTGTCGTTACAGAAACTGGTTCAGGTATATTCATAACATAAAAATATACAGTAACTTCAATTCCATTTCTATCAGGTTGTTCGTTAACTGAAACCTGTGATAATCTTGCTCTTGGTTCGTAGTTAGTTATAACTTCTTCTACTTTTCTTCTTATGAAAATACCAGTAAGTGGTGTAAAATTTTCAAAAAGTAATTCTCTTATACCACAACCTAATTCTGGATGGAATGGTCTTTCATAATGATTAGTTTGAATTAAATTTTTAACACTTCTTTTTACAGCATTAACATCTTCAATTTTTACAACATCATTTGTAACTACGTTTCTAGTAAAATCTAAATCTAAATCTTTATAAAAAGACCTTACAGATTTTTTACTTTTATTAGTATTTGAAGCGTCATATATTGCCATAACACTAATATTTATACACGATTAACCAGAAAATACATTAGAACTTCCAGTCGCTGCAGCATTAGGTACCCAACTACCGTGACCACCTGTTGCGTCACCTAATCTATGAATTGCTATACTATTTACTCTTACAGTTGAACTACCTGCCACCGCAGGGTCACCACAACTTGTTGTATCACCAACTCTAATTGAAGCAGCGCTGTTTATTTTAACATTAGGAGAACCACCTGTATATGCTGTTTGATGAAAAGGATTAGGAGTAGGACTTTCGTGTCCAACGTGGACATCTAAACCTGATCTAACACATGCTGGCATTATTTTCCTTGTGAGTTGTAAACCTTAAATGATCTTTTACGAGATTTGTTCATAGAACTTTTTTTAACTCTTTTACTAGTACCTTGAGAAGTCTTTTTTGGCATTCTTTCATGCGCTACAAATGATTTCGCTATTTTTGCCATTATCTTCTAGCCTCTCTCGCTGCTTTTAGTGCCGCTTTTCGTTTATCTGCGATTATCGCTTGTCTAATCTTTCTTCCCATAGGAATTTCTACAGATTGACTGATTTGTTTACCTTTTTTACTCACATATTCTACGCTGATAAACCTATCTTTATAATCACCTTGTACAGCTCTAACTGCTTTCTTTAAACTTGTTTGTTCAGTATCTTTTTCATCGCCATTTTCGTTCCAAAATGTAAATTTTCTCATTTTTGCCATTATATTTTATGCTCCATTAAATAAATCTTCGTTATTTGTTGATTTTGTTTTTTCTTTATCGCATCTACAGTGACCACAACACACAATTTTAGTGCCTTTGTCGTATTCTTTTATACAATCGCCACCACAGTGACAGTCGTGTCCGCAATTTTCACAATATTTTGTCATATTTCTATTTATGTTAGTATTTACAACGCACATTTGCGTGTTTTAGATTCGTTTCTGTTAAATTTTCTTTATTTTTCAACGCCGAATCGCCAATTTTCTCTAAATCTGGCCTAATTTTACACGATATTTTGGTACAAGAACAAAAGGTGAACAAAAAAAGTGAAAAAGTCAAGTAAATCAACCCTTTTTTAACCAAATTAATTTGCTTTTTACCCATTTTTCTCTGTACTTATCTATTTATCCTGATATATTAGCTAGTATATGATAAACAAAAACATAAAAAACAATAATATGACGATAGTTAGAAATATCTCATATAAACAAATAGAAAAAATAAACAAAAAGTTAAAAGAAGTAATTGAAGTTGACAATACTCTTTTAGATATGATTGATATTAATATGAAAAACGCAATTAATAAAATCATTAACAATTATAAACTAAAACAACGATAAGGATAAAACACTATGAAAAAGAAAACAATTAAATTATACAAAACTGACAATAAACTTGGTTTTGATTATAATGATACTTTTATCACAGATCCTTTTGTGACAGAGTGTCAAAGATTTGTCGCAGATCCTATTAAAGATTATGGTTTGACAAATAATCAAGTAATAGAGATTTGTAAAAATAACAATTTATCAGAAGTTAATTATTGGAAATAGGAGGAAACAATATGAAAAAATTTAGAGAGAATATGTCAGTATTATTTGGAGTAGTTTTTATAATGAGTATGGTTGCTGCCACTGGTGCGATTGAAGCAGATCAATATTTACTTGGTGGTGCAATGGTAATCTCTGGTATCTTTACAGGTATCTTAACAATAATTTTACAATCAAACCAATAAGGAGAAAACACTATGATAAAAGTAGAACAAAAAGCAGAAAACATATATGAAGGTATTTCTAATATGATGTTAGGTGCCAAAAAAGATTATGAACAAATGTCAACTAGTTATGGTAAAAAAGAATTACAAGGTTATTCTAAAGAACAAGTTGATAATTGGGATAACAAAACAAAAGTAAGTATGGGTAAAAAGTATATTAAGATTGTACAAGGTAATAGTGTATTTGCTTTTGTAATGAAAGAAGACTCTGGTAGATTTAAAAAAGGTGATATACTAAAAGCCGCTGGTTATAATAAACCTGCTTTAAACTCACCAAGAGGTAATGTACTTGAAGGTAATTATGCTATTCAATGGACAGGACCATTATATTTAAAATAACAATAGGGAGGACTATATATGAGTAAACTTAAATTTAACGACTTGCCAAAAATACTAGACTGGATTAAAGAGCCTAGTCATGCGGGTCATCTTTTTATCGTTGAACAAACTTTAAAAAGTGTAAAAGAAGAACAGTTTAAAGTTGGTACTAAAGTCAAGTTTGGTAGAGCCAACGGTATGAAACGTATGGGTGTGGTTATAAAACTTGGGCCTAAGAAAGCAGTCGTAGATTGTTCAGGCGCTAAGTGGAGAGTACCATACGACCTGATGGACCTTATTGATGAGTAAGTATCAAGTCATCAAAGACAATACGGTCTTAAAAGAATTTGACAAGCCTATGGATGCGGCCATATTCGCAACAAACAATGAGTATGGTCCAGGCATGTCAATCGTTACTGACGATAAAGAAGCGTCAGAAACTTGGACACATTTTGAATACAAGGAAAAATTATAATGGACAAATATCTTAAATGGATAGCGACAGGATTTCTAATGATCGGTGCCGCATTAAATTCACTTAACATTTACCCTTGGGGTCCTATCGCTAATTTGTTTGGTGGTATGACTTGGTTAATCGTTTCTATTATGTGGCGTGAAGCCGCATTGATTACAACTAATATTGTATTAGCGACAATTACATTTATTGGTTTAGTTTACACTTATACACATTAAAGAGCAATCGTAGTTTAACGGTAGAACGTCTGCCTGTGGCGCAGAAGGTGATTGTTCGATTCAATCCGATTGTACCAAAATTTTTAGATTAAGTGAGAGGTGAGAATATGTGGAGGTCTCACCTCTCGTGGTGTGGTATAATTATTTATATACTATATCCCTTGTAATCTAGGATCGTTAGAAAAAAGATTTTTCTTTGCCTTTGGTCTGGCAATACTATCTTTACTTCTTTTTCTTAATTGAGCTCTAGCAGAGATTTCTTTACTTTTCTCTTTTTTGAGAGCTCGTAGGTCTTTTATTAAGTCCATACTTTCTCCTTTTA